GAATAATTGACTTTAAGGGTCAACTGAAAACGGCAACTATTACAGACCCACCTAAAGCGATGGAATCTCCGTGAATCTATCGTTGAATCAGGTTTGTGATGGATTATTTCCTTCCTTCACTTTCTGTCTTCGGTGTCAATATCTCGAAACCGATAAGGTTATCCGAGCCGAAACCGTCATACATAGGGAAAAGCAGTCCAACCTCACGGTTTGACTGAGCAGAAGGTCCCTTCCATCCGGAAGGGATCCTCGAAGACGCTAAGCCTAGTCTAGTCTCTACAGCTCTTGTTAGTTTGTGAGAGTCATCATGACGTCTCGCTAATAACAAAGAGTTGTATGCTGACATCCTTAGCTATCTTCGGCTTCCTGTTGTTAACGGTAGAAAGCTATTAACCGTCCTGGAAATATTCGTTTCCTGTCCTTATCCTCTTACCCCGTCTTATACCATATTGGCTAAGTGGTTTCGTGTCACCGTAAAAGGTTTAAAATCCTTTTTACGTATGAGCGATAACACCTTCCTTATGGATAGGATGGTAGGGAGGCTAGGGATAAAAGCAGAACCCGCGGGTAAACTGAGAGTCTTCGCCTTTGTTGACGCTTGAACTCAGTGAATACTTAAACCAATCCATGATTGAATCTTTGCTATTTTGAAAAAGATCCCTCAAGATGGTACCTTTAACCAGGTTAAACCAATTGAACTCCTATTTGAAATAGTGAAAGCTTCACCTAATAAAAGGTTTAGTGCTTATTCACTAGATTTAAGTGCTGCAACTGACCGTTTACCGGTTTGGTTGCAACAAATCATTTTGTCCCATGATAACATCTTGGGACCGGATGGAGCCGCACTTTGACGAAGAATCTTAGTTAACCGTGACTATGTGTTACGAGTTCCTAAGACGGTTTCTAAACGGATCAACCTTATCCGATTGAGATATGCCACTGGGCAGCCGATGGGGGCTTTATCATCATGAGCAATGCTTGCATTGACTCATCATGCTATAGTCCAATACGCTGCATGACGTGTATCCCAAAGGATTGTAGGCGGTTTCGTTCCTTTCACTTGGTTTAAACTGTACGCAGTATTAGGGGATGATATTATCATCCTTAATAAAGCTATAGCTATGGAGTATCTATATCTTATGGATCTCTTTGGAGTCAAGATTTCAATGTTAAAATCTTTAGTTTCGACCTCAGGTTCGGTAACTTTAGAATTTGCAAAGAGATTCTGACACGAG